CGACTGAACCAAATAAGCTACTGGAGACTATAAAAGGGCGTTGTATCCAATTACAGGTAAAACCCTTGAACGATTCCCAAATGAAGGGAATGTTCAGAAAAATCCTAATGGCTGAAGGGATAGCCCTCGAAGATGAAATACAGGATCAGATCATTCAGGATAGTCTGGGATTACCTAGAAATGCAATTAACATTCTCGAACAGGTTATTAACGCCCCTGCAGAGCAGAGAATGGAAGTCGCTCGTCAGACTGCAGCTCAACAGGGGGAAGTTATAAACCTTTGTAGGGCTTTGATGGACAATAGCAATTGGAAGAAGGTGAAAACTATACTGGATTCCATACGAGATCAGGAACCTGAAAACATTCGTAGGATGGTTTTGGGTTATTGTCAGTCCACTCTACTTCGCAATGAACATGATCGGGCTGCAGCTATTATAGAAGCTTTCTGGGAGCCAACTTACAACATAGGATTCCCCGGAGTCGTATATGCTTGTTATTCAGTAGTAAAGGGATAAATATGACACGGATAGATTTACAACTTGAATATCGTTTCGATACCGGAGAATACCCTGAATCGGATGCTGACTATGCCGTTTGGCTTGAGGAACAACTACTATACATCCGCAATAGATTATCTATTGTTGACAATGATATACTAGTAGGAATGAAACGCTTTGATGCACGAATGGAAGATATAAAGCAAACAATAAAACTAACTACGAGAAGTAAGATATGAACTACGAAGAGGACATTAAAATTGACGAGACTGCTCTTGATGTAGAGTGGTTAGGACAACCAAAGCTGATGCTTCGATATGCTCAACACGCAGCGAAAATGCGAATGGAAACCGATATTGCCAAGGAAAAGCTTGACATTATGCGAGCTGAATTGGACAAGGAAGTACGTATGAACCCGGATTCCTTTGATATTGCAAAGATTACGGAGGCTACTGTTCTAGCAGCTATCATTTCAGATTCCCGTTATCAGAAAGCCAATAAGGCTTATCTTGAAGCCAAGTATGAATCTGATATAGCCCAGAGTGCTGTTCGGGCCTTTGATGCTCGTAAGGATGCTTTAGAGAACCTCGTCCGCTTACATGGACAGCAGTATTTTGCAGGACCTAAAATGCCCAGGGACCTTTCATTTGAAGTCCGGCAGGCAGAAAGCACCCGTTCAGCTAATTCCGCAATAAAAAGTAGAATGGCCCGTAAAACTAGGAGAGAAGATGACGACAATTGAGTGGATTGGAATAGGTATTATCTGTCTTGTGGTAATAGCTATAGTTGCAAGCTATATTCAGATACGAGTATGGACTTATTTCGGAGAGAAATTTCTGTTGAAAAGATCAAATAAACTTAAAAAAGAACACAATGAAGAAAACAAAAAGTAGATTTAGTGGAAAGGTCGGTAAGGATGTCGCCCGTCAGCAGCGAGAGGCTTCTTCATATGGATACCTTAACCTTCCCAAAGGAGTAAACGTATGGAGTGCCAAACCGGGCAGCCGCAACGTTCTATTTGACATCCTTCCTTATGAGGTTACGAGCAAAAAACACCCTGACCGCAATGAAGAGGAAGAAATAGCTGTTGAAGGTTCTCTGTGGTACAAATCTCCAATATGGACTCACCGTAAAGTTGGAGCTGGGAATGATACTGTTATATGCCCTCTTATGACAGCCAAGAAACCCTGTCCAATATGTGAATACCGGGTCAAGCTTCAGAAACAGGGAGCTGACAAGGAAGATATCAAAGCTCTCCGTCCTTCCAAGAGGAATCTGTATGTAGTAGTTCCACTCAATGACAGGGAAGAGGAAGCCGTTCCACATATCTTCGATATTGCAGATTATAACTTCCAGAAACTCCTCAATGAAGAGATTCAGACAGATGATAGCGTTCAGATATTCCCGGACCTTGAAGAAGGTTTGACCCTCAAAGTTCGCTTTGATTCTTCAACTGTTGGGGGTGGTAAGCCTTACGCAGAAGCAAGTCGTATAGACTTTGAAGAGAGGGAAGAAGCGTATGATGAGTCCATTCTGGAAGAAGTCCCAAAACTCGATGACGTTATAAATATTCTCCCCTATGATGAGCTTCAGGCGAAGTTCTTTGAGGTAGATACAGAAGAGGTTGGGGAAGATATTGAAGAAGAGGAAGAGGAAACCCCAAGGTCGAAGAGAGAAAAACGTCATACTGAAACACGTTCCAGTACTCCACGGAGGCGTAAGATTGAGGAAGAAGAGGAAGAGGAAGAGGAAGAGGAAACTGATGATGACGATGATGAAGAGGAAGAAGATACCAGACCTTCTGCTAGAAAAACATCTTCAAGAACAAAACCCCGTCCCTCAAAAAAGGAAGAGGAAGAGGATGAAGAAGAGCCTGATGATGATGAAGAGGAAGAAGAGGAAGAGGCTCCAAGATCGAGAATGTCCAGAAGTTCTAAACCTGCTCCTGGCAAAGATACCTCAAAGAAACCTACAGGGGGTAAAAACAAATGTCCTCACGGACATCGCTTTGGTATAGATGCCGAAGATTTTAAGGAATGTGAAACCTGCGGGATATGGAGCGACTGCTTGGACGAAAAGGAAAGAAGGTAATCAGTATCCTTCGAGAGGGTAAACATCCAGAAAGTAAACTTGTAGGGGCACTTTTCCCCCTACAGGTTTATAATTATGTAACTTTGTACACCCTAGCAAAAGGAACCAGTAGGACGAATGTTCTAAAAGAGCTGATTAACACTTGGATTGCAGACCGACTTAAAAATCATGGGGAAACCGAAAAAGTTCTAGTTCAGGAGATAACGCAAAGAATTTGGCAGAGATGGATAATTCAACGGGTTTCAGGTAGGAGAAGAATGACCTTTATCAAATTCGTTGAACTATTATCTCATGAACTTAAACGCAGTGGCCTTCCTGAAACCTATATCGAAAAGATTAAAACCGGAGTAAATCAATGTTATGCAAAGGATAAAGAAAGTAGAGAAGTCGCTGAGTAGTCAGATGAAGAAAAGGGTGTCTGCTAAAGCATCTCCTGTGGAAGAATATGATGGAGATTTTGATCATATAATTCATACGGGAAGTACCCTACTTGATTTGAATATATCAGGGGATAGAATCCACGGAGGGGGAATACCCAGTGGTATTTTGGTAGAGATATTTGGTCCAAGTGGAAGTGGTAAGACTGTCCTGCTTTCTGAAATAGCCGGGGCCATCCAACGTTTGGGAGGGGATATTAAATTCAGTGATCCTGAAGCCCGACTCAATCCTCAATTTGCAAAGTTATTCGGGTTGGAGTTACAGGAAGGTAGTTATTCTCAACCGGATACTGTAACGGAAGTTTTCAAAGCAGTACGGGAATGGAAGCCTAGTAATAAAGGGGATGTGCATGGAGTATTTGCGGATTCCCTCGCTGCACTTTCTACTGATATGGAAATGGAGGCGAAAGAAGGGGATAAGATGGGGATGCGAAGGGCAAAAGAGTTCAGTGAGGAACTCCGTAAGACCTGCCGTATTCTTAAGCAGAAAGGCTATCTGATGGTTTGCAGTAATCAGGTAAGAGAGAACTTGGATGCCGGGGCATATGGGCAAAAGTACAAAGCTCCCGGAGGGATGGCCATGGAATTCTATTCTAGCTTGAGACTCAGAACCTTCAATCCTGAAAAGATTTACGAAATACGGAAAGTGGCGGATAAGGAAGTCAAGCGAGTGATAGGCGTAAACGTTCAGATTGAAATATCGAAAAGTTCCATTAGCAAGCCCTATCGCACCGCTCCGGTAACTATCATATTTGATTATGGAATTGATGATATCCGGCAAAATCTTCGGTATATCAAGACCTATACCAAATCAACTACTTACAAGCTAGGTGGGGAGAATATCGGAAGAAGTATTGAAGAGGCTATCAAGTATGTGGAAGATAATGCATTGGAAGAACAATTAAAGGAAGAAGTGATCCATCTGTGGGAAAATATTGAGAGAAAATTCAAAAGTGATCGTAAACCTAAAAGATCATGAAACGAGTCAGTTCTGTAAAGCCAGTAATAAATGCCAAAATCCTGGCCCTTGATGTCGCTACGCACTGCGGATGGGCCGTAGACAGGTCTATATACGGCGTGTGGGATTTAACGCCTAAACGTGATGAAAGCATTGGAATGCGACTTATTCGTTTCCGGTATAAACTTAACGAGATTATTGCCAAGGAAGGTATTAATTTAGTAGTCTTTGAAAGGCCCGGAGGACGACATGTTGGAGCGGTAATAGTCCACTCTGAATTACAAGGTCAGGTAAAAGTCGTTTGTGAAGATCATCAAATTGAATATCGTGGGTACTCTTCACAGGAAATCAAGAAGTTCGCTACCGGGAAAGGTAATGCAAATAAACAAGCAATGATCACTGCTGCCATGCTAAAACTTGGTTACATGGGGACGAATGATAATGAAGCGGATGCTTTGTGGTTATTGGAACTTGCTAAAAACGATTTACAAAAGTACTAAATAAAATGGCAGAAAAGAAAATTACAAGAGAGGAATACGCAGAAGCCGTAGATAGGGTTAAAAAATATATTGAACAAGAGTCAACAGAAAAAGGAAAACCTTGTTGGATATGTGCTCATAAAATAATGACGTCCATTATAATAGTTTTTACAGACGAATTAAATGCAAAGGTATTATCTAATTCTGGAGATTATATAATGTATAAAGCGGTATTATATGATTAAATCAATTCACATACAAAACTTTCAAAGTCATGCAAACACAGAACTTGAGTTCTCTCCTGGAGTCAATGTCATTGTGGGAACATCCGATTCAGGTAAGACGGCAATCATCCGTGCTTTGCGTTGGGTGCGGTGGAACAGACCTTCTGGTGATGCCTTTCGATCCAAATGGGGAGGAGGGACCAGCGTGCTCGTGGAATGTGAAGAAGCGGAAGTTTCTCGGATTAAAGATAAGTCGGATAAATTTCTGCTCTTCCCAAAAGGGCAAAATGAAATGGAATTCAAAGCTTTTGGTACTAATGTACCGGAAGAAATTGTTGCACTTCTCAATCTCGACGAAATCAACCTTCAATCTCAACA